CACAAAATGACTAAACAAGTCGATAAAGATAAAAATTCAAAGAAACTATACAATGAAAAGACAACAGTATGAAGCAAAGATATAAGAAGAAATCTTATGTATTATTTTGATCTAACAGATGAATGGAAATCAATTCATTTAGAAGATCTCTGGGTCTATAATAAACTGTTTCTAGCGCACTCTCTGGGGCATCTGTGTGGTCCTATAGGGTGCTCTGTTCCAGTTCCAGGTCATTATATAGTAAGACCTAGTATTAATTTACTTGGAATGGGTCGTTTTTCTCGTATTGAGTACATAAAAGACCATACAGATCACTTTCATCCATCAGAGTTTTGGTGTGAAGTCTTTGAAGGGGAACATCTTAGTGTTGATTTCTGCAACAAAAAGTCAGAATTGGTAGTATTGGGTGCAAGAGATGATCAAAATCCTCTATATAAGTGGAAAAGATGGCAAAAAATTGATAGACAAGTTGAATTCCCGCCCATTTTGAACAACTTAAGGGGGTATTATAAGTGGATAAATTGTGAATTTATTGGAAATCACCTTATAGAAGTGCATTTTAGAAGAAATCCAGACTTTCGATATGGTAATAACATTGCGATACCTGTCTGGAAAGACGAAAAAGTTGAAAAAATTGAGAATTTGAAGTTTGTAAATGATAAAGATTACCTAAGAGAAGGATTTTACATAGATTTTGCGGGATAGTAACCCCGTAAAAAGTTCTGATAACCCATTTTTCAGAAATTTATGGAAAATTCAAACCCAAAAATGCTTAGAGAAATTGCAAATGATGATTTAGTACCAAAAAAGCACAACTTTGAGACTCAAAGTGAGTTACATGAGAAAATTCGTAATGATGAAGACTATGATGATTGGGATTATGGAACAGAACCCATTCCTTTAAAGGAGTGGAAGTGAAAAATACTTAATAAATAAGAAAAGAAACATCATTTTCAATGCCCGTAGAACGAGTTAGTAGGGGTTTTAAAGATATCAGTATGACCTTTCAGACTAACCCTCTGAACTCGGATTTGATTGCCTTAAAAAATGAGAATGCAATTGCTCGTTCTATACGTAATATTGTTTTCACTTTACCTGGGGAGAAGTTTTTCTCCCCAAGATTTGGTTCTGATGTAAGTAGGGCTCTATTTGAAAATATTAATGATATTGGAGCATCAATTTTAAAGGACCAAATTGAAAGGTCCATTCAGAAGTATGAACTAAGAGTAAATCTTCGTAGGGTTCAAACATTTCCTGATTATGATAACAATGGTTTTGAAGTGTTAATCATATATGACATTATTGGGATCGAGGTTCCAGCACAAGAGTTACAATTCGTCTTGCAATCGACTAGGTAAATGCCACTAATCAACTTTAGTAATCTGGATTTTGCCCAGATTAAAGAATCAATCAAAGATTATCTAAGATCTAATTCCAATTTTACGGATTATGATTTTGAGGGATCTAATCTCTCAACTATCATTGACATCTTGGCATATAATACCTATATTACCTCATACAACGCAAACATGGTTGCAAATGAGGTATTCATTGACAGTGCCACTTTAAGAGAAAATGTAGTTGCTCTTGCCAGAAACATTGGTTATGTTCCAAGATCAAGAAAAGCAGCAACTGCTACAATTAATTTCTTCATTGACACTACAAATATCACTCCAGTTCCACAATCTATTGTTTTAAAGAAGGGACCTGTTGCTAGTACCTCAAATACTTTTGGAAATCAATCTTATGTTTTTTCGATTTTAGAGGATGTCACAGTTCCAGTAATTGATAACGATGCAACTTTTGACGAACTTAAGATTGCAGAAGGAACATTAATTACAGAGACTTTTACTTTTTCAAGTAGAAATTTAAATCAAAGGTTTATCTTAAATAACGCAGGAATAGACACCGATTATATCAGTGTAAGAATTAAAGCAAATGAATTTTCAACTTCATCAGTAAAATATTCAAAACAAGATAACTTATTTGAAATTGATGGATCATCAAATGTTTATTTCATACAAGAAATTGAAGATGAAAGATATGAATTAATTTTTGGTGATGGTGTTTTTGGAAAAGCACTGGAAGAAGGTCAATTTATTGAAGTTTCTTACATTGTAACTAATGGAGAAGGTGCCAATGGAATTTCAAACTTCTTATTCAGTGGAAGATTAACATATAATAGAAATTCTGCAGAATATGTTGTAACCAGTGGTATATCACTTTTAACTACTGGATTAATATCAAGCGGTGGAGAACAAATAGAGCAAGTAGAGTCAGTTAGAAAGTATGCTCCCAGAATATTTGCGACTCAAAATAGAGCACTAACTGCAAATGATTATGAAACGCTGATTCCATCCAAAATTTATCCAGAAACGGAATCAATATCAGTTTTTGGTGGGGAAGAATTAATTCCACCACAATTTGGAAAAGTTTTTATTAGTATCAAACCAAGAATTGGTGATTTTCTCCCCAACCTCATTAAGGAGAATATAAAAAGAGATCTTAAAAAGTATGCAGTTGCAGGAATTGTTCCAGAAATTTTAGATCTAAAATATCTTTTTGTTGAAGTGACTTCAAAGGTTTATTATAATACAAATTTGGCACCATCTACTGAGTATGTTTCCAGTATTGTTCAGGCAAATGCAAGAAAATACTCAGAATCTACTGAATTAAATAAGTATGGCGCAAGATTTAAATACAGTAAGTTTTTGAAAATAATAGATGACAGTCACTCCTCAGTAACTTCAAATATAACAACAATTCAAATGAGAAGGGACTTGAGAGTTGCATTAAATACTATTGCAGAGTATCAAATTGGTTTTGGAAACAGAATTCATATAAAGAGTATGGATGGATTTAATATTAAATCCAGTGCATTTCAAATTTCTGGTATAAACGGAAACGTTTATATGTCGGATGTTCCAGATACTAATAGGACAACGGGTTCTATTTTTCTATTCACAGTTCCATCAGTATCTTCACTATCCCCCACAATAGTAAGAAGAAATGTTGGCAGAATAGATTATGTAAATGGAATTATAACTTTAAATCCTATTAATATTTTAAGTGGTAAAGTTAAAGATGGGCAGACAATCATTGAGATTTCCACAATTCCACAATCAAATGATGTAATCGGATTACAGGATCTTTATTTGCAACTAGATATTGGTAATAGTATTTTTGAAATGGTTATTGATGAAATCTCATCGGGATTAGATCCTTCAGCATCCAACTATATCGTAACCTCAAGCTACAGTAACGGGAACCTAGTAAGATTATAAGACATGAATATTAAAAAGAGAATTCAATTCAGCAATATTGTAAGAGATCAAGTACCCTCTTACGTTAAGGAAGAATTTCCTCTTATTGTAGAATTTTTGTCTCAGTATTACACTGGACAAGAATTTCAAGGTTCTCCTGTAGATTTAATACAGAACATAGATCAATACATAAAAGTAGATAACATAACCAATTTAAGTGAGACTACAACTATTCTTTCCAGTGTCGATTTTTTTGATGAAGAAATATTAGTTGATAATACTAGTGGTTTTCCAGACTCTTATGGTCTCATAAAGATTGATAATGAGATCATTACATATACTGGAAAAACGGATATTTCATTTACAGGTTGTGTAAGGGGATTCTCTGGTATTGTAGAATACACTGAATCAGATCAATTAGGGGATCTAGAGTTTTCTCAGACTGATATAGAAGAGCATATTTCTGGATCTGTAGTAACAAATTTAAGTGTTCTGTTTTTAAAAGAATTTTTAAAGAAAATAAAATATCAATTAACACCAGGATTTGAATCCAGAGAATTTTTTTCTGGAACTGATAATTCTTTTATTACAAGAGAAGTAAATCAGGCATTATTTTTAAAGCAATCTAGAGATTTTTATTCATCAAAGGGAACTGATGAATCTTTTAAAATTCTTTTCAAAGCTCTTTATGGTGAAAGAGTTGATGTAATTAAACCAAAAGAATTTCTCATCAAACCATC